GATAGGACTCACATCCTATTCCACAAGGGCAACTTCACCCATAATACAAAAGGATGTGTCCTGGTAGGCGAACAGTTCCAGAATGATTGTATTATGGCTTCACAGGCTGGATATAGGGAACTCATGTTTCAAATGAGAGGACTTCCTGCGTTCATGCTTGAAATCAAGGAGTGCTATTAAGCACAAAGGAGCAAAAGATGGCAACGGTATTATCAAAACCAAAAGCAACAAAACCGGGAATAAAGACAACTGAGTTCTGGGTGGCTTTACTGATGCCCGTTCTGGGTGTAATAACAATGACCCTGACAGGTATTGAAATCACGGCAGAGATCCAAGAGGCTGTTATGGGAGCTTTTGGAATGTCTGGCGGAGCTTATGTTCTGTCCAGGGGCGTGGTAAAACATGGGGATGAAACCCCGGAGAAATAATCTATGAACATTTTTTTCACAATTTTAGGGGTTGGGGTTGTCGGGGTGATCTTCTGGTTGCTCAGGCAATCCCGCCAGGGAGCAAAGTGTGAAGTTGTGGTTGAAGCAATGAAATTGGACAAGGAAAGAAAAGCCAAGTCAAATGAAATGGAGAAGGACCACGATGAAGAAACTGAGAAAATTCTGCGTGATATGGATGGTGCTAGGGGCAATGGTAATAGCCGGGTGCGGTCCCCGCATCTCAGGGGAAGGGACTCTTAATCGATACGCTGTCCCAGCAGATCCGGTTTGCTTGAAGAATAAATACAATAGCCTGGAATGTTCCTGTAAGGAAGTTGATGTTCTTTATATCAAATGGAGGCGGCTTGCCGAAAAAATGGCAAAGCAAGTTGATATTTACAATGGAAAATAAAATATGTGAGTATTGCCAGAAAAGATTTACACCTAAATTTAAGTGTAAAAATAGATTCTGTTCGGTTAAGTGTTCAGATACTTCAAGGCGGTTAAAGCCAAAGGCTTGTAGATTTTGCAACGAGCTATTTACACCAATAAGAAGTGCAAGACAATTTTGCAGTCATAAGTGTGGTTCAGACTCACAGATAAAGCAATCGGGGTATAAAAATATTAAAAAAATTGGGGGGCATAGAATAATTATGGATAGGCTTATGGGTGGTCAATTAAGAAAAGAAGAAATTGTTCACCATATTGATGGTAGCCCGCAAAATAACTCGATTAATAATCTAATGGTCATGAGTAGAAGTTCGCATAAAAAAATCCATGATCGGGAGAGAAAATATGAAAAGCAAGCTATTATTTATAATTCTAGCCCTTAGCATGGGGTCAAAGGCATTGGCTCAAGAGGTTTGCCCGGAGGATATTTTTGGGGGTGAGAACTACCAATGCCCACAAACGTATGAAGATACACCTGGTTTTAAATTTATAACGGAAGGCAAAAAAATGTTACCACACGCAAGGACAGCAAGGAAATCTAAGATGAGAAGGGATTCAGCAAGAAGGGATGGATTTGGGGCTAGTGTCTACCACGAAGTGAAAAGATATGATGGTGAAGGGAAGCTGATCGAGACCATTTCCCCGGATAAGTTGATGAGTAAGAACACAAATTTCATAAAGCGCCAAAGACTCCGAAGGGACGGTGAAAAGGGCAGGGCTTTGGCTACACACAGGGAATTGGATAAGAGTGTGGCCCAAGCTAATCGGGATAGAAAAGAAGGTCGGCAGGGGCTTAAACCTACACGAAAGGTTAGATAATGGCAGAAGAAAAGACTTGTGAGGAGAAAAACAAAGACTTGGAAGCCAGGGTGAAGTATTTGGAGGATGAATATATGATTATGAAGAAAACATTTGGTGATCTGGTCCCGGTACTGGATGCGATCATTGAATCTCAAAAGACCCTGGAGGAAATAGTCAAGCCATTGATGAATGGACCGAGGATAATTCAGTGATACATAAACAGGTCTATGGGGACAATAATACCCACTTTGCACAGACTTGGTGCGGGTTCAAATGGAACCATGAGGTTAAGACTTCCGGGAAGTGGGAGAAGGTGACCTGCCCGAAGTGTATCAAGCTTGGCGGGGAGAAATATGGAAGCCGAAAAAGAAATAAGTTTATTCCTGAATTGAAAGGGGAGAAGTGATGGCAGATTATGAGATGTTGATATTATTTATTGTGGCTACGATTGTGGTCTTTGTCATTATTAAATTAGCACCACCAGCACCGAATTATTACCCCAAGCCACCCAAGCCACCCAAGATGCCCGAGTTCCCTGCGTTCCCTGCATTTTCAGAAAAACATAGGCTTGACATGACAATTGAATGTATGCGGAAGGATCTTGAAGATTTCAAGGCTGGTAGACCATCGATGCTTTCACAACATATCCCTAATGAGGTAAGAATGGATAAGGATATGATGAAAGATTTTATTCAGGGTGCGGGGGAGTTTGTTGAAAATATAAGCATAAACCGGGGCGCTGAAGAATGTATTATCCCTGATAATGAATTGAATGACTATATAAACGATAATTATCCTGATGGGGGAGATAATATTGTGTTTGATTGGGATGATGATGCGAAAGAACTTTATAAGAAAGGGAAATAATGGAAACAGCAGACTTTATATTGGGATCGTTTATGTTATTGCTTCTTGCCTATGGGTTGCCATTAGGATTTATAATCGGGCCAGCCATAAGACACCAGTTTGAGCAGGCTCGCGCACCCTTAATGCCACCCTATAAAGACAAGAATGGGGATTGGTGGTTCTTTTCAGGAAAAACTCTAAAAAATGGCAGGGAAGGCCCGAGAGTATGGCGGTGTGTTGAATGCCGGTGCAAGAAGTGAATAAGCTATCTCCAAGACAACAAGGCTTTGCACACCATTATGCTTTATCTGGCAACGCATCTGAAGCTGCAATAAAAGCGGGGTATTCAGAAAAGACAGCAAGATCGACAAGCTCTAGGCTGTTAACAAAAGAGAACATAAGGGAAGCTATTGATAAAAGATTAGCCACTTTTGCAGAGGTCGGTAACATAACTATACAGGACTTGGTTAATGAATTAGGTGCAATGGCTACTTTTAGCATTGAAGATATAGTTGATATTGATGAGAGTGATGGGAAGTCTGTTATTGTAAAGGATTTTAAGGATATTCCAGCTAACGCCAAGAAAGCGATCAAAGAGATTCAGACCGTTCAACTGGCTGATGGTGGAGGAGTTGCTTACAAGATCCAGTTTTATGATAAGATAAAGAGCATTGAGCTATTAGGTAAACACTTTGGAATGTTCATCGAAAGGCATGAAATTGGTAAACCCGGAGACTTCGACAAACTCACTGACGAGGAACTTGACGCAAGAATCAGAGCGGAAGAGAAAGATAAACTATCTCTCAATGTTACGGGAGCAGAAAAGAAGAAAGGGCAAAAAGCACTTAATCCCGTTCACCCAGTACACTAATCCAACATACAAACCAGCACAACATCACCACTTAATAGCCGAAAAGCTTGAGAGAGTAGAAGCTGGAGACTGTAAAAGATTGATGATATTCATGCCTCCCCGGCATGGAAAGAGTGAGCTTGCCTCCAGACGATTCCCCGCTTGGTATCTTGGCAGAAACCCAATGAAACAAATCATAGCCTCATCCTATTCCACGGATCTTGCCGAGGAGTTTGGTCGGAATGTCAGGGACATTGTTCGTGACTCTACATTCTCTGACGTATTCGATGGTATAAGTTTAAGCCCTGACGCAAAAGCAATTGGAAGATGGAATACTACCACTGGCGGTATTTATAAGGCCGCAGGTGTCGGTAAAGGCATATCTGGCTTTGGTGCCGATGTATTCTTGATTGATGACCCCGTGAAAGATCACGCAGAAGCTGACTCAGACGTGTATAGGGACCGTGTTTGGAATTGGTACACTAGCACAGCTTACACAAGATTAATGCCAGGGGCATCGATTGTGCTTATTATGACACGATGGCACGATGATGATCTAGCTGGAAGGCTTCTTGAAGAGCAAAAGAAAGGTGGAGACACGTGGGAAGTTCTAACTTTACCAGCAATAAATGAAGCTGGTGAGGCGTTATGGCCAGAATGGTTTGATATTGAGAAGCTCAAGCAGACTGAGAAAGTGGTTGGGCCCAGAGACTGGACTGCGCTTTATCAGCAGGAGCCTATTCCTGAAGGTGGCAGTTTCTTCCAAAAGTCTTGGGTCCAGTGGTACGAGGTCCCGCCAAAACATCTTAGGAAGTATGGGGCGTCAGATTATGCTGTAACAGAAGGCGATGGAGATTGGACTGTACACGGTATTGCTGGAATAGATCCAAACGATGATATGTATATTTTGGACTGGTATCGTGAACAAGCCGACCCAGATGATTGGATTGACGAGCTGTTCGATATGGCGGCAACTCATAAGCCTGTAGAGTGGGGAGAAGAAAAAGGGCAGATTATAAAAAGCCTTAATTCTCTGATTAGAAAGAGACAGCAAGAAGAAAGGAATTATTTTCATCGAGTCCAGTACCCATCCACTACCGACAAAGCTCAAAGGGCTCAAGCTATTCGTGGCCGAATGGCACAAGGCAAGGTATTCTTTCCAAGAACTGAGTGGGCAAGAAAGCTGATTGCTGAGCTGCTTAGATTCCCCGCTGGAAAGCACGATGATCAGGTGGACGTGTTAGGCTTATTTGGTCGTATGCTTGATACAATGATCAAGGCTAAAGGAGAAGATGAAGAAGAAAAGCCTAAATTCCCTCAAGAAAGAACATTTGATGAGATCCGTGATTCAATCACCAAGCGAAGAAAAGAGCAGGAAGGATGGGATTAAATTTGATAGTACTTATTTTTTTAATGGTGTTATAATCCAAAGCAAGAAATTCTAATCTCCCACTAGGAGGGATAAATGTAATGAACAACGCAAACAGCTTCACCAGAATTGGTGCGGCTCAAACGATGGCTGTGACAGCAACAACGGGTGTTCTTTCGCTCACATCCGTTGGATCGCATTATTCAGCCAATGTCCAGATTTGGAACTCCGGTCCCAATGGTGCAATTATGAGTTTTGGTGCATCTGCTGGAATCACACAAGCAACGGCAGGCGGTTTCTTTGTCCCTGCAAGTTCCTTTTGTACACTTGAACGACCACCAGGGCCACAATGGTTGACTGCTATCTGTTCCGGTACTAAAACGGCTGGATTGCATATTGCTACTGGTCTTGGAAATGCTTTTCAGAGTAAATAATTAAAACAGAAAGACACCCGAAAACGAGCTTGAATTAGGTTGGTGGGCCCAACCGAAAAAGGTGACGATCAAAACAAATGGGTGACTTCTTAGCCATAATGTGCTGCTAGGAGCAATAAATGCCAGTAAATAGTGATTCGGGTACGGGTAGTTCTTCCATCGATGGCGCACTGGAAACCATTGAGGATCTTCCAGGGGCGAATGATGCTGAAAATCAAGTCCTTTTCTGGACTCAACAGCTTAATCTAGCCCGTGAAGTAACAAAAGACTGGGAGAAGATGGCCTCCTTGACGGTCCAGAAGTATTCCGGGACTGGCAGTGATAAGAAGCCAAACCAGCACAACATTTTATGGTCGAACACCGAAACCCTCAGACCAGCCCTATACAATTCCACACCCAAGCCTGATGTTCGAAGGCGATTCAGAGATGCAGACCCCGTAGGAAAACAGGTATCAGAAGCACTTGAGAGGGCGCTGTCCTTTTCTGTGGATTCTTATGACTTTGATGAGGTTGTAGAGACTGCAATATTGGATTATGTCCTTCCTGGTAGACCTATTGTCCGTGTTCGATACCGTCCCCACTTCAAGACAATCCCCGAAAGAAAGAACTATCTGGACCCGAATGAATATATCCAACCCCCATTAGGGTCAACAGTTCCCGCTGGCGGTCCTTCTGAGATTTCGTATCAGTACCCAGAAGGTGCTGAGCTGGATGAGGAGCAAAACCTTCACTTTATGATGGACCCGGCAAAGAAGCTCCTGGAGTATGAAGAAGTGCTTTGTGAGAATGTTGAGTGGGACCGATTCCTTCACGATCCTTGCCGCAACTGGAATGAAGTGGACTGGATCTCATTCACCCATCATCTGACACGGGATGAGCTGGTTGCCAATTTCAAGGATGGATTGCTGGAAGAATCAGAACTTGAAGAAATGCCATTGACTAATTCAATTAATGAGAACGCTTCTGAGAACGAGCAAGAAACGGATATATTCAAGAAGATTGAAGTTCAAGAAATATGGTCGAAGCTCGACAAGAAAATCTACTTCATTGCAGAGTCTTACAAACTGTCCCCACTGAAGATCGAAGATGATAATCTGAATCTAAAGGATTTCTTTCCGATTCCCCGTCCAATCTATTCCGTAGAAAGCACCACAAACCTCGTACCCATCCCCGAATATACTCTGTATAAAGACCAGGCAGATGAACTTGATCGGGTAACGGCCAGAATCAACAAGCTGATCCAGGGACTGCGTTTGATCGGTGTTTACGATGGGACCATACCAGAAG